AAATCCAGAACAAAAGATGAAGTTTCAAAATACTCTTAAAGGAATACTACAAAGACTATCTGATATAAAAAAAGACCACGGAATTAAAGCACCACATAGAGAAAGTGTAAACGAAAATCGTTGGATTGCTTTAAAAAAAGAAGATTCGCCCGCAACTACAAAAGTAAATAGAGGTATTTCAAATATAAATAAACAACTTGCAGAAATTGAAAAATTTTTAGGTTGGTATGGAAAATTGAAGCAAGAAAGTGGATTTTCCAATGAGTCTTTTTGGAAAAGAACAAATAGTAATATTTATAAGATAAAAGAAAGACTTATAAGATTAGAACAAAAAATTAGAAAAATATCTGAATAAAATGAAATTATCTCAATTAAAAGAATTTATCAAACAAATCGTTAAAGAGGAAAACGATTATCAGCAAATGTTTAAAGTAATGTTAGACAAGACTGGTAAATCACTTCCTTCTATGAGTGATACAGAAAAGAAAGCATTCTTTAACGCCGTAGATAAAGCCGCTAAAGCTAAATCTGAAGGTAAGTTAAGAGGATATAATGAAAATGAACCATCAATAGATACTAGTTCAATACAATCAGATGTAGATGGACAGGTTTCAAGCGAATTTAGTAAAGCTCTTAGTAATGTGGCTGAGTTGACTGACAAACAAAAGCAAATTGATGTTGATAAAGATGGTGAAATTGAAGGTTCTGATTTAGCACAATTGAGAGCTAAAAAAGAAGGCCGTCAAAAAAAAAAGTAGTTAATGAAGGTGTAGTTGAAGGAATACTTTTAACTATATCTTTTGCTATATTGGGTAAAGTAGTTATCTATTTTTTTAATGAATTAGTTAAAAAAGTAGGTAGTTATATAAATGGTGATAGTGAATATAGAAAAGCTGTTACCAAAATATTAGAATCTATATCTAATAATAAACAAGCTATGAATGATATAGCTAAATTATTAAACAGCAACGATGGAATAAATAACGGAGTTGCTGATAGAATTTTAAAAATGGGATTTGTACAAACTCAAATAGTAAAAATGAGTGATAGTGCAAACGGAAAATTGGATGAAACTGAATTAAAAAACCATATAAAAACCGCATTATTAAAAGCGTGGGAAGATAAAGGATTAACGGATAAAGCGGTAGAAAAGGTAAAAAAAGATATAAAATAAATGAATAAGGGATTATTAATAGAGACACATTTGTTTGAAGCCAAAATGGTTGAACAAGATAATGGTACTTATTTAGTTAAGGGTATCCTACAAAGAGCAGGTGCACCTAATCAAAATAATAGAAGATACCCAAAAGAAATCTTACAAAGAGAGTGTAAAAAATACGAACAACTTATAAAAGAAAGAAGAGCATTGGGTGAGTTGGACCATCCAGATTCCCCTGTTATTAACCTTAAAAATGTTTCTCATAATGTTAGAGAAATAGCTTGGGATGGCGATGATGTGGTAGGTATAGTAGAAGTACTTTCAACACCATCCGGTAATATCCTTAGAGAATTATTAAAAAATAATATTCGTTTGGGTATTAGTAGTAGAGGGTTAGGTTCTGTAAAAGAACTTAATGATGGCACATTAATGGTTCAGGAAGATTTTGAATTGGTAGGTTGGGATTTTGTATCAAACCCATCTACACATGGTGCATTTATGGCACCAATAAATGAATCAAAGCAGTGGGCTAAAGTTGCAGAAGAATGTGGTAAGTGGTGTAAATCACAAGACCTTATGAGAGAAATTATAATTGAATTAAACTAATAAAAATGGCAAAGTTAATAAATCTTATACCTAGTAAAAAAATCAATCCAAAAGTAATAAAAGAAGATTTAGAAGATATGGATGTAGCAATTCCATCTAAAGTCGAAAGATTTTTAGATAGAGCATTAAACGTTATCAAATCATATAACTTAGGTAGAAGAAAAGAACAATTGGTAATTGCAAAATTAGTAGATGCATTGGGTATGACTCCACAAGAATTAGCACAGGCCGTTCAAAGATTAAAAAAATATAAAATTGTAAAGAGATAATTATGATAAAGTTAAAAGACCTTTTGAATGAGGAAGAAGAATTTCAACAACTTCCTACCGAAATCAAAAAACACTTTTTAGAAATAATTTCTACATTTGGTCAATTTAGAGAGCAAATGACTAGAAAATCCGATATCAGAACTATTGCAGAAACGTTGGGTGGTATTGCTGATGCGGCACAAGAATATACTTTAAGAGAAGGCGGTGATTGGTTTGATAGAGTGACTATTAAAAGAAATATGAAAGAGTTAAAGGCTTTGCATGAAAAATTCCAAAAGGAATCATTAGAAGCAAAAGCACAAGAACAAAGAATGGAAGCTCTTTATGAAGATATGGGACACGTTCTTAATAGATATTTTGAAATAGCAGATGTTTCGGAAGAAGTTATGAGAAACAGATTAGGATTAAAAGAATCTAAAAAGAAAAAATAATAATAATGGAAGAATTAGCATCCTTATTATTACAAAGTAGAACACAAGCACATTCATTCCATTTAGGTGTTAGAGGTGTAGGAGCATATTCGGCACATGTTGCATTGGGTGAATATTATGATTCTATCGGTGGTTTAATTGATGGGTTGGTAGAAGTATATCAGGGTAAAGAAGGATTGATTCAATTATCTGGCATAGGAGTATTAGATAAAAACAACGATATTAAAAACATAATTAACTATTTTGAAAAATTATGTAGTATGGTTGCAAAGTTAAGACAAAATTCAAAATTACAAGATAGTTGGATTCAAAACGATATTGATACAGTAGTATCCCTATTATATAGAACAAAATATAAGTTAGTAAATCACCAATAAAAAGTTATGTTGATTATTGATGTAAAAGATGGAAACATCGAAAGAGCATTAAAAGCTTACAAAAATAAAGTTAAAAGCGTAAAGCAAATCGAACAACTTAGAGATAGAAAAGAGTTTGAAAAACCATCTGTAACTAAGAGAATCAAGATACAAAAGGCAATAAGAAAAGAGAAATTACAAAATATTTTTGATAAAAACAAATAATTTCTTTAGTTTTCTAAAAAATTTATATATTTATTTTCGAATATCCTATTCTATATAGGATTTTTTTATAAAACTTAGTTGGTTAATGAATACCCTTCTCTATAAGGAGTGACCGAACAACCGACAAAATATCATTGAAGTTCCACAATACAATAACTTCACAGGAACAAAATACATTTTAAAAATGGCAAATTCAAAATTGTTAAAAGAAGCAATCGCAGATGCTAAAGCGGTTAAGGAAACTGCATTGGCTAACGCAAAGCTTGCTCTCGAAGAAGCCTTTACACCAAGACTTCAGTCTATGTTAACTCAAAAATTAAGAGCTGAAGCTGAGATGGAAGGTGATGAAAAGCAAGTTGATGAAGAATTAGATTCAACAGAAATCGGTTCTTCAACTTCTAATCCTGATTTGGAAGCACATACTGAATTCGAAGGTGGTTCTACTGAAACTACATCTGGTGAGCCAGGAGCTCAAGTTGCAGATTATAAAAAAGTAGCAGACATCAATGAAGAAGAGGAAGCAGAAGAAAAAATGGATGAAGAAGAATCTGACAAGGACAAAGAAATCGCTGAACTAAGAGCTAGATTAGCAGAATTAGAAGGCGAAGAAGAAAATCCTATGGAAGAAGAAGATGATGAAATGAACATGGGCATGGATTCAGAAGAAGGTGATGGTGAAGAGTACGATGTAACCGGTGAAGAAGAAGAAGATACCGAAGATGACATGGACTTAGAAGCAATCATTAGAGAATTAGAAGCACAATTAGGAGAAGAAGAAGGTTCTGAAGAAGAATCTCCAATGGATGAAGCAGAAGAGGAAGAAGAAGCTAAGAACGAAAACTTAGCAGATGGTTCTGAAGCTGGTACAGACAAAGGCGAAGACCCTAAAGTTGTTGTAACTAATGAAGAAGAAGAATCAGATGAAGTTGACTTAGAAGAAATTTTAAGAGAAATGGAAGCTGATATGAAAAAAGATGATGAGAAAGTAGATGAAGCTGAAGAAACCGAAAAAGACAAAGAAATCGAAGAAGCTTACAAAACTATCAAATCATTACAAAAGACTATCAACGAAGTGAACTTATTGAACGCTAAGTTGTTATTCGCAAACAAATTATTCAGAGCACACAACATGACTAACGAACAAAAAGTCAAAGTGATTGAAACTTTGGATAGAACAAAATCAGTTAGAGAGGTTAAATTGGTATTCTCTACATTAGCAGAGAACTTCAAATATACTTCAACTAACAAAGTGGCTAAAAAAGCAATCAAAGAAGGAATCGCAAGTAAAGTAGTTAAATCTACAAAACCTGCAGCAGCTAAGCAAGTAATTGCAGAATCTGCAGATTTCGCTAATAGATTTAAAAAATTAGCTGGTATTTTAAAGTAATTAAGAAAAATTAAAAAAATAACAAAAATGGACTTAAAAAAATTAATGACCGGAGCAAACCCTCAAAGCATTATGCTTGAGCAAACTCGTGGTTTAAAATCAAAATGGGAAAAGACTGGCCTTTTAGAAGGTGTAAAGTCTGAAACAACTAAGCACGGAATGGCAGTGTTGTTAGAAAACCAAGCAAAACAATTATTGGATGAAGCAACTAAAACTGGTGTAGCTTCAGGTTCAGAAGAGTGGGCTGGTGTAGCATTACCTTTAGTAAGAAGAATTTTTGGTTCAATTGCAGCGAAAGAATTCGTTTCAGTTCAACCAATGAACTTACCTTCAGGTCTTATTTTCTACATGGACTTCAAATACGCTACTGACCAAGCTGGTACTCCATCTTTCTCTGGCTCATCTTTATTTGGTAAAGGTGGTGCTTTCGGTAAAGATTCATTAGATTCTAACGCAACTAAATTGGGTTCTACTCAATTTGCTCAAGAAGGTCTTTACGGAGCAGGTAGATTTGGATACACAATCAACGATTCGTCTGTAGCTTTAGATGCAACTGTAGCATCTGCTTCTTGGGTAGATGTTAACTTTGATGCTGATTTATCAGCTTCTTTAGCAGCAGGTAAAGTAAAGAAAGTTGTTGTAGCAACTCCATCTGATGCAGATTTCAACGGCGTAAGAGCTTTCGAAATTGCACAATCTGGTTCTGCAACTGCAGGATATTTCCCTCAATACACTAAGATTAATGGTTCTAACGTAGAATTCATCGTATCTGGTTCAGCAGGTGGTATTAACGCAGGTGGTGCGACTTTATCTTACCACAAGCAACCAACTGATATTAGTAGAGGTGATTTCGAAGATAGAAACGCTGATTTCACATCAAACATCGGTATTCCAGAAATCGAATTAGAATTGAAATCAGAGCCTATCGTTGCTAAGACTAGAAAGTTAAAAGCAGTATGGACTCCTGAATTGGCGCAAGACTTGAACGCTTACCATTCAATCGATGCAGAAGCTGAATTAACTCAAATGTTATCTGAATATATCTCTTTAGAGATTGATTTAGAAATCTTAGAAATGTTACAAGCTAACGCATTCACAACTGATTATTGGTCAGCAAGAGTTGGATACGATTTCAACACAGCTACAAACAGCTTTGAAATCGATTCTTCAGCAGCAGCGGCTTCAGCTTACGTTAAGAGTACTTGGTTTCAAACTTTAGGTATCAAATTACAAAAAGTATCTAATAAGATTCACCAATTGACTATGAGAGGTGGTGCAAACTTTATAGTAGTATCTCCAAACGTAGCAACTATCTTAGAATCAATGAATGGTTTCTCTGCAAATCCTGGTAAAGACGCTTTACAATTTGCTGCAGGTGTAACTAACATTGGTACAATTTCAAATAGATACGAAGTTTACAAAAACCCTTATATGACTGAGAACGTAATCTTATTAGGTTTCAAAGGTTCTAACTTCTTCGAAACAGGAGCAGTTTACGCACCATATGTACCATTGATTATGACTCCATTGGTTTATGACCCAATGAACTTCACTCCGAGAAGAGGTGTGATGACTAGATACGCTAAGAAAATCGTAAGACCAGAATTTTACGGTAAGATTATCGTTGATGGTATCAATACTTTATAATCGTTAGTGATTATTTAATAGAAAAGGGAAGTAAAAATACTTCCCTTTTTTTATTACTAAGATTCATTTATAAATTTTTCACCTATTTTTTATTCTTATATTTATAAGTAAATATAATTCGAATAATATGTCTTTAAATTTAAAATGGGATGGATTCCCAGCTGCTATATCCGGTTCAACTCCATTTGGAATATATGATACCGATGCTCACTTTATAATAGATGGGCCAAAAACTGCTGATTGGTGTGCAAAAAGATTAGGATATCCAATAGTAGATATTGAGCTTATAGATGTTCAATTTTATGCTTGTTTCGAAGAAGCAGTTTCAGAATATTCATCGCAAGTTAACCAATTTAACCTTAGAAACAACTTAGATATCCTAAAAGGACAACCCAAAGAATCAGCAGGTGGTATAGGGAATTATTCTCAAACATTGGTAGAAGGTTCATTTTTACCGACAGCGGTCCGTATGTCTCAACAATATGGCACATTAGCAGGAGTTGGTGGTAATACTGAAATAAAAAGAGGGTATATAGAAACAACAGAATCTGTCCAGCGATATAATTTAATGACTGAGGCTTATGATTTGAGTACATCTGCATCCTTTGCAACCACATACGTTAGTGGTTCTACAATTGATGTAATGAGGGTTTACTATGAAGCAACTCCAGCTATTCAAAGATTTTTTGACCCATATTCAGTAGGTGGTCAAGGTACATTAAACCTTATGGATGAAATGGGGTTTGGTCAATATTCACCCGCAGCACAATTTTTATTGATGCCTATATATGAAGATATATTAAGAATGCAATCTATTGAATTTAATGACCAAATTCGCAAATCACAATATACGTTTAATATAGTTGATAATAAATTAGAAATATTCCCAATACCAACAAATAGAACACCTGAAAGGATATATTTTGATTATATAAGTAGAGATGAATTTGAAGAAGATTCACAAATAATTCAATCAGATGCACTTTCAGATTATTCGGATATACCATATGATTTTATTCTATACTCAAAAATAAATGATGTTGGTAAACAATGGATTAGAAAATATACGCTTGCACTTTCAAAAGAATTGTTAGGTGCTATTAGAGAAAAATACTCATCAGTTCCAATTCCAGATGGTGAAATATCTTTGGATGGAGCAGCATTGAGAGCTGAGGCACAGGTGGAAAAGGATGCTCTTATAACACAATTAAGAGAAAATTTAGAGGAATTAAGTAGAAAAAATGTGATGGAAAATAAAAAGAATGAGGCAGACCATCATCAGGATATGTTAAGAAAAGTACCTTTAAAAATATATGTAGGATAATATGCCAAAGTTCTTATCAGATAGAGATATAGCATTTTTTAGAGGAGTAGCTAGAGAATTAGTAGATGTAGTAATAGAAAACGTTTGCGTTTTATTTAAAATTGATTTAAGAGAAACCAAAGTTAATATTTACGGAGAATCTATGAATAAGTCTTGGCATCCTGGTGTTGAATTGTATGTATTGATTGATAAAGAAACCGAATCTTCTGTATATGAAGGATTTGGTTCAGATACTCAACAAAATATTGTATTCAAATTCGATCGAGAAATGTGTGAAGAAAAAAATACATATCCAGAAATAGGTGATATTATTTATTTTAATGATGGATATTTTGAAATAGATAACACAAATGAAGTTCAGTTTGTTGGTGGTTTACCAGGTCAAACTATTTTTGGAAATGATAAAAATTGGAGTATTGTTTGTTCAACATTTATGGTTTCCAAATCAAATCTTAATATAGAACACAGAGTAAAATAATAAATAAATGTCAGTAAACCCAATAAGACCTGGCAATAATAGGGCCAACGAAATAAAATCTACAAAAGGAGACCTAAAAAGAAGTGTAACTCTTTTTGATATAGATTATGCTATGATGTCTTATTTGGAAGATACTGTTCTTCCAACTTTAAAAGATGCAAATGGTGTAGGAGTTAGAATACCTGTAATTTATGGTAATTCAGAAAGATGGAATGGAGCAAGAAGGCAAGGAGTTTATAGAGATAGTAAAGGTAAAGTTCAATTACCAATAATGATGTTAAGAAGAACATCCATTGCAAAGGATGAAACTATGCCAATGCTAAATAGACACGTTTCATACCCATCTATTACAAAATATTCAAAAGATAATCGATACGATAGATTCACAGCATTAGGAGGCGCAGTTAAACCTAAAAAAGAAATTTTCAATATAACAATGCCCGATTACGTTGAAGTGAACTATGAGTGTATGTGTTGGACATCTTATACAGAACAACTTAATGAAGTAATTGAACATTTAAACTTTACATCATCATATTGGGGAGATAAAGAAAAATATAAATTTAGAACTTCAATTTCTGATTTTAATGTAATAAATGAAGTAGGTGAAGGAGCTGAAAGAATTAATAGAGTTGAGTTTTCTGTAAATGTAAAAGCTTACTTATTACCAGAAAAATTCGATGGAGAACTTACTACTAAAAAATCTATGTCAGTTAAAAGATTAGTTGTATCGGCAGAAGTTGATATGACAAGTGGAAGTAATAGATTAGAGGGATTCCTTACAACACCATCGCCATATTATGATAATAAAGACCTTATTGATTTTTTATCATTAAATAATAGTATGGTTGAAGCTGGAGCAGAAACTACTATATTTTCAAATATTAAATTAATAAAAGCACCTGACCAATTAGCAGGAGTTATCACTGCTGGATTAAATGTTAGCGGTAACTCATACGATATAAAAGTTTATATAAATGGTGTTAGATATTATCAAAATACACATTTTACAGCTACCGTTAGTTCTAATAGTTTATCTTTAACTTTTAATATTGCAAATTTGGGATTTGTGGTTGATAGTAATGATGAAGTTTCTATAACAGGTAAATTTATTAATTTATAATGAAAAGAACTCTTTTAGATATAACTCAAAAAATAAGTAGAAAGCTCAATAATGTTCAATTAATCCCAAAAGATTTAAATAATGAAATATATTGGATATACGAAGCGAGGGGATGGAAATTTGTTGATTTATTAAGAGAAATAGAATATAGAACAACACAAGATAGATTAAGAGTTGTTGTTAATACTCAATTTATATCAACAGAAGATTATATTATAGAACAAACAAGTGATGGTTTATCAATCAAATTTATAAAAAATAATTTTGAATTTGATTTAGATGATGATGATTATATTGAAGTAACAGGTGATATAGAACAATATGCTTAATAGATTTAATTCAAATGCTAAAAAATTAAAAAGGATTGTTTCAAAAATAAATCCTAATAATTTAAATGATGAATTATACATCACAGGCAGCTTATTGAATATAGAACAACCAACTACGAATAAATTTAATTCAACAACAAAATCAAATCCTAATCCTATAAAATTAGTAAATAATAAAAATAGAATTGAATCATTTTATAATGAAATTTTACAATTTAGTGGAAGAATGGTATCTAAAGGTATAGATACATTTGATAATACTGGGTTTGGTACATTAACTATTTATAGTTCATCATTAGATTATGGAACAGAAGGAGCTTCACCGGAAAACTTTGAAATATTAGTATATGGATTACATTTGCCCGGTGAATATACAATTAAAGAGCAAAACGGAAATGTTATAATAACTTTATTAGATAATTATATAGATTACGATTCTGTAACAATAAATGATATTTATGTTATAGGTAAATTTAAATAAAAAAAAAATGGGAATACAAATTACAAACGGATTTACAATAGAAAAAAATAGTAGTGAATACACAAATACTGCTGCAATATATTATGACCCAGGTAATACATCATCGTATCCTGGAACGGGAACAGTATTAACAAATATTGGAACAGATGGTAACGTCGCAGGGACCAGTGGTACATTGAGCGGTGTTGAATATGAAAGTGCAACGGCTCAAGGTGTCTTTAATTTCGATGGTGTTCTCGATAAAATTTCATTTAGTAGTTATAATTTTGGAAATACAATTACAACAACAGCTTGGGTATATCCAAGAACCGAATTCAGCATAAATTGTTTGATGTCCAATTGCGGTGCCAACACTGCAACAAACGGATTCAAAATGGCTTGGAATAATTGGAATACAACAAATCTGGCAATGACTTTTGAAGGGGGTAATGGTAGTTCGGGTGGAACTCAATCAACTGCAATAAATACAATTACTGAAAATCAATGGCAACATATTGCATATGTTTTTGATAAAACAAATAGAACTATTAAGTTTTACAAAAATGGCACCGAAGTTGCAACTGCAAGTGGAGGAACACCGGTAGCTAATATAGGAACTAACCAAACTTGGTTTATTGGGTCAATTGGGGGTAGTTCATTTTTTATGGATGCCAATTTAGGTCAATTCAGAATTTACAAATCATTAAGAACTACATCTGAAATTTTAGATGAATATAATAATACAAAATCTAGATACGGATTATAATGGCAAACTTAATTAGATTAAAACAAATAGAAAGTGGTTCAGCATTGCAAGTATCAGCAGAAGTTGGTGCAGATTTCAGTGCTTCAGTAAATGATATTGTATCACAATCAATACAAACGACTTTTTCGGCATCAATAGTTCAGATTATTACTAATAATGTTGGAGCAGTTTTACCAGATGGAGTTATATCCTCATCAGCTCAATTAGATGGAACTACTTTTAGAAATATTACAATAGCACCAATAAATTCAGATGGTTATTCACTTATAGTTAGTGGCGCTTTAGGAGTTGTTGATGCAACAAATTTATCAGAAGGTGGATTTGGAGATATGGATTCTACTGTTCCAGGTCAGATTTCAGTCAACGGACAATTACCTTCAGACCCATCTACAAACAATACACCACTTGCAAATGTGATTGACCAAGGAGAATGGTAATTTTTTTTTTTATAATGCAAAAAAAACAATACGATTAGATATAAATTAAATATTTATTAGAGAATTCACAAATCAAATCAGAATAAAAACCAAATATGGCACAAATTATTAAACACAGACGTGGTAGTTTAGAAGCCCTATCGGCGGTAACATCATCCCTTCAGAAAGGTGAGATAGTAATCGCATCAGGCTCATCCAACTTATCAGTATCTAATGGAGCATCGATTGTATTCGCAGTTCCAGAAAACGGACAGGTACAAGCGGTAAATAGAGTACTTAGAGGTACTGCCGCTCCATCCAACTTTGCTTCAGCAACTTATAATGGATTAGTAGATGGTGTTCCTTACTACGCAAGTGGTAGTTCTACCTTATTTTTACTTGGTTCAGATGGGAATGAAGCTATAAACTTAGTTGGTAATATTCAACCCTTCTCCACTTCAGTAAATAGTAGATTAGGTACGATTGAGACATCACTTGGCGGTGGTGGTTCAATCGGAACAAGGGTTTCAGCATTAGAAGCAACTTCAGCATCATTAAATTCATTTACTCAATCATTTTCACAAAGTGTTGCAAGTGATTTGAGTTCGAGTAACGCTGCTACCGCAGCTAACCTATCTTCGTATAGTGCTTCAGCAGCATCTTCATTAGCAAATACAGATGCAAATATATCATCTTTATCAACATCAATTGATGGTAGAGTAGATAAATTAGAAGCATCTCAATCAGCATTTGATAATGCAGTTATAGTAAGTGGACAAAATGTAACAATTAATGGTAATTTTGTTGTAAGTGGTACTACAACTACTGTGGATTCAACAACCGTTAGTATCGGAGATAATATTATTTCTCTTAATGGTACTGGCGGTGCATATGGTGGTATTGAGGTAAAAGACCCAACGGCACCAAATACGGTATCAGGTTCTTTATTGTGGGATACTGCACATGACCGATGGATTGCAGGCCCTAAAGGCGCTGAATCTAATATTTTATTAGCAGGTGGTGATAATGTAGTTTCTGGTTCATCTCAAATCACAATTTCTTCTACTACTGGATTCTCTGATTTCTCTTCTTCATTAGCAGCTAAAGATGCACAATTATTCGCATCTGCATCTGACCACGAAAGTAGAATTGATACAATAGAAGCTTCACTTGGTGGTGGCGGTTCAATAGGAAGTAGAGTATCTAATTTGGAAGTTCACTCTGGCTCTATAAATTCATTCACTCAATCATACTTCACCGATTCAGCATCATTCGATACAAGAATCGATAATGTAGTAAGTGATTTAAGTTCAGTATCAGGCGCATTCGCAGTAAGTGTTTCAGCATCTAAAGCAGAATACACAGCATTTAGTGCAAGTGCAGCAAGTAATCTGAGTGCAGTTAGTGGAGCATTCGCTTCAACTGTTGCTAACTTAAATTCGACATTCGCAACTGATGCAGAATTAAGTACTGTTTCTGGTGCATTCGCTACAACAATATCAAACTTAGGTTCAACATTCGCAACCGATGCAGAATTATCAGCAGTATCAGCAGCAGTAGCAGTTAGAGATGCAGGACAGGATACAGTAATAACAAATTTAAGTTCATCTGCAAACGCAAGATTAACTTCATTAGAAAATAAATCAGGTAGTTTAGCAACTACTGGTTCAAATACATTCATCGGAACTCAAACTATAAGTGGTTCATTAAATGTTAGTGGTTCAACTAACTTTAACGGAGCCGTAGCAGTTAATGATGCTAATATGAACTTGACAAATAGTTCTTCATTGAACTTAACTTCAGGTTCTTCAATTTATGTTAGTGCAGAAGGTAGTATTAGTGGTTCTATCGCAGGTATTGGAAATGTAACAACATTTAGTTCATCAGTAAATAGTAGATTATTAACAAACGTAGATTCAGCAGCTGGAGCATTCGCAAGTGCAAGTGCACATAGTGCTAGTTTAGCATCTACAATCAATACTTTATCAACATCAGTTGATAGTAGATTAGATACAATCGAAACTTCACTTGGTGGAGGCGGTTCTATTGGTGCAAGAGTATCTTCATTAGAAGCAACTTCAGCATCGTTAAACGCATCCGCTTCTAACCACGAAGGTAGAATTGATATCTTAGAAGCATCACAATCAGCATTTGATTCCGCTATTACTTTAAGTGGACAAAACGTAACTATTGCTGGTAATTTGACAGTAGCTGGTACACAAACAATTGTAGACTCAACAACTGTTCAAATAGGTGATAATATTATCGAATTGAATGGTACGGGAGCACAAAATGGTGGTTTATTGGTTAAAGATGTAACCGCACCAAACACTGTAAGTGGTTCATTACTTTGGGATTCAACAGGTGACTTCTGGAAAGCAGGAGCATTAAATTCAGAACATAGAATTTTAACTGTAAATGATGGCGTAGTAAGTGGTTCATCACAAATTACAATTTCATCAACAACAGGTTTCTCAACGTTTGATACCGCAATTTCAACTTCGTTTAGTGCAAGTAATGCTTCAATCGCAGCAAATTCAGCGAGTATAGCAAGTAGTTTAAATTCTGTTAGTGGAGCATTTGCAACATCAGTTTCAGCAAGTAATGCATCAATAACATCACTATCTTCATCAGTAGCAACTTCATTTAGTGGAAGTTCAGCTAGTGTTACCGCATTAAGTAGTTCAGTAGCAACTTCATTTAGTGCAAGTGAAGCTAGTGTAACTTCACTAAGTACTTCAGTAGATAGCAGATTAGATGTATTAGAGGGTAATGTAGGACAGGCGTTAAACACAAATAGTAATGTAACATTTAATAGTGTAACTGCATCTGTTAACTTAGGCTCAGCAGCAGGAAACACAAAGAGAATAGCATTTAGAAATACAAATGGTAATTTAGATTTAGTACCAACAGCATCGGTATCGGGTGATTTATTACAATGGAACGGAAGTGACTTTGTAATGAGTAATACAATCGATGGTGGTTCATTCTAAAAAATATAACCCTCCTCTCCGAAAGGGGGAGGGTTTTTTAAATTTCTAAATTCTATAATAAAATAAAAAATGGCACAAGAAAACAAAACAATTTTACTTCAAAGAAGGTCCGCAGTTTCGGGTTCAAGACCGACAACAGGTTCTTTAATTGTTGGTGAAATAGGTTTAAATACCTACGATGGTAAGGCTTTTATACACAAATCTGGTTCAGTTGATGAAGTAGTAGATATCGTTGTTGCAGGCTCCAATACAAGTGGTAATATTAATATATTAGGTACAGGTTCGTTTGGAGAAGTAAACGTAACTAACGATATAAATATAAGCGGCAGTATATATGTAAATAATGATATTGTAGGTTTAGGAGATATTGATTTAGTAGGAGCAGTAACCGCTTCATTCTTTGTCGGTGATGGTAGACACTTAACAGGTGTTACTGCATCAATGAGACCTGATGATTTTGATTTTAATTCCGAACCATTTGCAGGAACAATCGGATTTATACAGGCAACAGGTTCTCTTTACAAAGTTGCAACTACAAGCGATGCAGTAGAATTTAGATATAATGACGTAGTTAAAGGAACATTTACAAACGCAAACGGATTTAGTGGTTCTCTTTATGGAATTGGGGATGTTTTAGCATTTAGCGGGTCGGTAGCAACTAGACTGGCCGCAGTAGAAGCTGGTATGGATGGTGGAACATTCTAATTTACGATAAACAAAATTTTTTATATTTATAAAGGTACTATATAGTACCTTTTTTTTGTTATAGAAATTTATAATAGGGACCATAAATATGGCGCAAACAATTGTATTAAGGCGTTCTGCTCAACCCGGCAAAATACCAGACACGGGTTCATTAAACTTAGGTGAATTAGCAATTAACACCTATGATGGTAAAATATTCTTTGCCAAATCTGGCTCGTCAAATACAATAGAGCAGATTGTAACTACAAACACAACAACAAGTGGTTCAATCACCATAGTTGGTACAGGTTCCTTTGATGAATTGGTTGTAACAAATGATGTACAAATAAACAATAGTTTATATGTAGTATCTGATATAGTTGGTAATGGGGATTTAGATGTATTAGGAAGTGTATCAGGTTCAGAATTAAGAATAACTGGTACAGGTTCATTCGAATCCCTTCAAGTAAACGATACTCTAATTGTAAATCACGGTAGTACAATAATAAGTGGTTCTCAATTAGTAACTTCCGATTTGACCGTTTTAGGACAAGTTAACGCAAGACAATTCAATATTTCAATAATATCTTCATCGGTATTATATGAAAGTGGTAGTTCAAACTTCGGTAATTCTTTAGATGATACACACACATTTACAGGTTCACTTAATATAACAGGAAGTGTAACTGCATCTTATTTTGTAGGCGATGGTGGTGGATTAACTAATTTATCAGTAGATTTATCAACGGCTCAATTAAACAATGTTGATGGAAATGATATTCCTAATCGTTCATTTGCAGAATTATATTTAGCATGTGCTACATCAACGGCAATAGAAGTAGATTTGGATTTTAATATTTAAGATATTTATAAAAAAGAATAAAATAGATGGCATCAATTTTTAAATTAAGGCGAGGTTCAGGTTCCGTAGATTTGGAAGAAGGCGAATTGTATGTAAATTACAGTAGTTCTTTACAATACGGAGATTTGGATGATGTAGAGGTTACATTATTACCATTATCAAAATCAGTATCGGGTGATATAAACTTAACAGGTAGTATTAATTTAAGCGGAAGTTTAAGCGCATCTTATGTTTATATTACCAACGATTTATATGTATCCGGTAATTTATACTTAGGTAACGAAACAACCGATAAAATTGAAGCGAAGGGAGAATTCCAATCACATTTGATACCAAACCCAACTGAAACATATGATTTAGGTTCTCAAAGTAAAAAATGGAAAAATTTACATGCAAATAGTGTAACCGCATCTATAAGTGGTAGTATTAATAATATTGATATAACATTATTTTCTACATCAGTAGACGGTAGATTAAATTTGGTAGAGGTAACTGCTTCGTATTTAAATAATACATTTAGTTCTTCAGTAAATAGCCGTTTAGATTTAGTAGAATCTACATCATCTTACTTAAATACAACATTTTCAACTTCGGTAGATTCGAGATTGAATGTAATAGAAGGACCATTTTCAACTTCGGTAGATGCAAGATTGAATGTAATAGAAGGACCATTTTCTACATCCGTTGATAGTAGATTGTATTTAGTAGAAGTAACTGCATCCTACTTAAATACAACATTTAGCAGTTCAGTAGATGAAAGATTGGGTTTAGCAGAATCTACATCATCTTACTTAAATAATACATTTAGTTCTTCAGTAGATAATCGTTTAGAATTAGTAGAAGCAACCGCATCCTATTTAAATACAACATTTAGCACTTCAGTAGATAGTAGATTAGAAACACTAGAAAATGCGGCAACTTCCGATGATGGTAGATTAGATGCTTTAGAAGCATATTCGGCATCTTTAAAAACCGCCATATCAGCAAGTGGACAGGATTTAATTGTTTATGGTAACCTAACTGTGCAGGGTACACAAACTTCATTAAATGTAAATGAAGTATTTATTGAAGATAAAACATTAACATTAGCAAGTGGTTCAGCAACTGCGGCAGCAGCTGATGGGGCTGGTATCCATATAGCTGGCGCAAATGTTACAATGAGTTGGGATAATAATAATAGTAGAATAAACTTAAACAAATCATTCTATGTAAATGGCGATTTAAGTGGTTCTACATTAATTGGTATTGGAAATGTAACAACTTATTCAACATCAGTAGATGCTAGATTAAATGTAGTTGAAGCAAGTGCATCTTTATATATTGAATTTTCAACTTCAGTAGATAGCCGTTTAGAATTAGTAGAGGTAACTGCTTCGTATTTAAATAATACATTTAGTTCTTCAGTAGATAGCCGTTTAGAATTAGTAGAAGCAACTGCATCAGCACTAAATACAACATTTAGTAGTTCAGTTAATTCAAGATTAAATTCTTTACAATCATATACTGCTAGTGTTTCAACATCGGTTGGATTATTAGAAGCTACCGCATCCTACTTAAATACAACATTTAGTAGTTCGGTAGACAGTAGATTAGATTCAGTAGAAGCATATACCGCATCTGTTTCAACATCAGTTGGATTATTACAATCAACTGCATCATATTTAAATACAACATTTAGTACTTCAGTAGATGCTAGATTAGATGGGTTAGAAATAGAAAGTGCAAGTTTCAAAACATTTACAGGTTCAGTATTTTATCCTTTCTCAACATCAGTTGATAGCCGTTTAAATTTAACTGAAGCAACTGCCTCTTATTTAAATACAACATTTAGTACTTCAGTAGATGCGAGATTAGATAATATAGAATTTTCAACAGCTTCATTAAGTAGTTGGACTGGTTCTACTTTTAATACATTCTCCTATTCTGTAGATTTAAGATTGGATGGTGTAGAATATACTGCATCATTATTTGGTGGAGGATTGATTGCACAATTAGATGTAATTAATAATGCAACCGCATCATTACAATTAGTAAGTGCATCTTTACTTACCTTTACTTCTTCATACTATACTGATTCGGCATCATTTAATGGTAGAATAGTTACGTTAGAACAATTTAGTTCATCATTAAACGCAACATTTGCAACTGATGCAGAATTAAGTGCAGTATCTGCGGCAATAGCAGTAAGAGATGCTGGACAAGATACATCCATTACAACATTATCATCTTCAGTAGATGCTAGATTAGATTTATTAGAAGAAAAAGATATTATAATAAATTTAGGTGGAGATTTAAGTGGTAGTGGTGTTTCTACAAACTTAGGAACTGTTACATTAAATGGATATATAACGGCAGATTCAGTAGCATTAGGTACTGATACATCTGGCAGCTATGTACATACTATCGTAGGTACTGCAAATCAAATAACAGTAGCAGGTTCTGGTGTAGAAAAAGCTGATATTACATTATCGTTACCACAAAATATACACACATCTGCAAATCCACAATTTAATTCATTAGGTATAGGAACTGTAGCATCGACAACGGCGGGTGAAATTAGAGCAACAGGCGATATTACTGCGTTCTATTCATCGGATGAAAGATTAAAACAAAATATCGTTTCTATTCCAAACGCTTTAGAAAAAGTACATCAAATTAGTGGTAATACATTTAATTGGAAAGAGGGGTACGATGAAATTCATTCTCACAAAGGAAATGATGTTGGGGTAATAGCACAAGAAATTGAACAAATACTTCCTCAAATTGTAACAAATAGGGATAACGGATTCAAAGCAGTTCAATACGAAAAAATTATTCCATTATTAATTGAAGCAATAAAAGAATTATCAGAAAAAGTTAATAGTTTAGAAAATAAATAAATATTTATACACATACAATAACATTAACGTACTAAAAAAAAGGTAAACTAAATGGCACTTAAATTTAGACGTGGGACGACCGCACAAAAATCAGGTTCGTTAGCATTCGGAGAACCATATGTAAATACTTCATTAGGAACATTACAAATTGGTGGCGATTCCGGAGATATTACATTGTCAACAACAGGCGATGGTTCTGCATTTGTAGGCGCATCTGTATCGGCATCATCTTTTATTAGTGGTTCGGCATTAAAAATAACCGGAAACGCAGTAATTGATGGTAATTTAACATTAGGTGGAGCAATCACAATTGGTGATGCAAGTGCTGATACTGTTAATGTTGTCGCAAGTTTGAGTTCTTCACTTATCCCATCAGTAAATAACGCATTTGATTTAGGTTCTCCTTCTAAAATTTGGAGAGACCTATATATTTCAACAGGATCAATCAAATTTGTTGGAGCAAGTGGAATAAGTGCATCCATTGAATCTAATGGTAGTAGTCGTGTCAAAATAAATGATGCTGAAATAGGTACAGTTTCTGCATATGGAAGTAATAACAATGGTGACCCAATTATCATTATAAAAAATTCATCCGCTAGTAACGGATTAACAATTAATCCTAATGAATTAGGAAATTTTTCATATTTTTATCCTAGCGGATTAGTTAGTTTAAATAGCCTTAATGTAAGTGGTGCAGTAAGTGCATCTACTATTACCGGTTTAGGAAATTTAACTACATATTCATCTTCAGTAGCAAGTAGATTAGTAGTTGTTGAAGCAGTTTCAGCATCTGCGGAATCCGCATTAAATAGTGTAAGTGGAGCATTTGCTTCATCCATTTCTTCATTAGGAAGTACTTACGCAACTGATGCAGAATTATCAGAAGTATCTTCAGCAGTAGCTGTGAGAGATGCAGCACAAGATGTTCTTATTTCATCTTTACAATCAAATATTTTAAGTGCATCAGTACATACCGCATTCTCAACTTCAGTAAACAGTAGAATTTCTACTGAAAAAGATAGAGTTGATGCAATCTTATTAGCAGCAGATGCAGATAAAGATTCATTTGCAGAAATTGTAGCATTAATTAATTCGGTTGATACTACAAACGATACCGCATTTGCATCATTTTATACATCAAGCAACGCCACAAATACGGCACAAAATGCAAGATTAAATTCATTAGAAGCAGCGACTGGTTCTTATGAACTTAAAGGAACAGGAATTGTTAGTGGTTCTTCACAAATTACAATTTCATCCACAACAGGGTATTCAACATTTAGTTCATCAATAGCAACTACTATTGCAAACTTAGGTTCTGATTATGCAACGGATGCAGAATTATCAGCAGTATCATCAGCAGTAGCAACGAGAGATGCGGCACAAGATGTATTAATTTCATCTTTACAATCAAACATTTTAAGTGCATCTGTATTTAATACATTTTCAAATTCAGTAGATAGCAGATTAGACTCAGTAGAGTTGGTATCAGCATCAGCAGCTGGAGCATTAAATAGTGTTAGTGGAGCATTTGCTTCAACTGTTTCTAACTTAGGAAGTACCTACGCAACCGATGCAGAACTATCAGCAGTATCAGCAGCGGTAGCTGTAAGAGATGCAGGACAAGATACAACTATATCAACATTATCTTCTTCTGTAAATAGTAGACTGGGTACATTAGAAACAAAAGATATCACAATTACTCTAACAGGCGATGTGACCGGTACGGGAACAATTACTGATTTGGGTAACGTATCATTTGCTACAACTGTAGCGGCTGATTCAGTAGCATTAGGTACTGATACAACAGGTGATTATGTAGCATCATTAGGTAGTGGAACGGGTGTGACTATCGCTTCAAATAGTGGTGAAGGTTCAACACCTACAATTGCAGTAAACTATGGTTCTTCTGCAAACACGGCAGTGCAAGGTAATACTACTTTAGCATTTGCAG